TGCTCGCCCCCAGTTAATGCGAGCTTTGTTGTGGCGTGAATTTGTAGCCATTTATAGCTTCGCATATCTAATGGCTTGGCTTGCAATTCTTGAGCTTTTAATGGTTGTATAACGCCTTTAAATGTTATAGGTTGCTTAACTGTTTGCTTTTCAAAGTTGACTATAGATTCGGTGATTTTCACAAGAGTAATTGACTTGCTCCAGTCAGTGAAAGTTGCACCTTTAAAGAATGGCATACTCATTTTTCAACACTAAAAGTTATAGCTTGTCGCAATTCTGCCTTTTCAATCAATGGCGTATTTTTGCCACCCTTAGCAATAACTGTTGCTGGCGAGTTAGGCTTCCATTGTCCAAATCCTTTAGTATCAAAAGCTTCTTGTATTACACCTAATCCAGCAGCTCCAATAGACTTAGCTACTATATCAACACCTTTAGGATTGGTAAGATTATTTTTAATGGCTATACCTGCATTACCTGCTATGTCGTTAGCTTTTACTTTTAATGGCATTCTAAAAATAGACCGTTGCGGTATGTTTTCACTGAAAGAGCCAAATTCATGTTTAGCAGCTATTGCTACATTGCTATTTTTGTCATCTCTAGCATCTTCACTTTGAAAGATACCTAAATGTGCCTGTTTCTGGTTAGCTAAAAATTCATCTAATCGCTGTAAGCCTGATAAATCTATTTTAATGTTAGAAGTTGCTGCCACGTCTACCTGTTATCCCTACCTTGTTAATTAAAGGTCTTATCAGTGTAATATAATCTATGCCATATTGTGTTTTCGCATAAACGCCATAAGTAGGACTTTCTGTTATCCAGCTTGGTATAGCATAGCTAGCAGATACACTACCAATACTTTTAGATTGCTCGGCAAATGTTGGGGTAGATTCTGCTCCGCCCTCATTTAGCATACAAGCTAGTTTATGTGCAGATAGTAGCAAATATGCCTCTTTTAATAAGTCATCATCGCTAAATAATGATTCATTAATAGATAAACAAGCAGAAGCATAAGCATTTGTTATGTCATCGTCAGATACATAATCATTCTTATTAATATCAGGGTTTACTTGCCAATCAGTATTGTTTATGTCTGGTTGTTTGTTAGCGTTGTTAGTTAATGCAGTGTAAAACTGATTGCTATAATAAACTATGTTACCAATAGCGTAAGTGATGGAGTTATCCCATGTCGGCAAATAAACAAAGCCACGACTAAACCTAGCTTTAAAATCACTAGGCGTTAGTGCTGTCAATACTGCATTACTGCAAGTCATTATTTTTTCTTACCTGATTTTTTAGTTTTAGTAGTTACCACCTCTGGCTCTACTACCTCAAACTCTTTGTAAGATTCTACAATAGATTTATATTTATCGTCTATATCAGCAGTTTGTTGTGGTTTGATAAGTATATCGCCTATCATGTACTGTCTTTGACCTTTATTAAATACTTTCATAATATTTTTATAATAAACATAAAAAAGGGAGGACTAAGCCTCCCTAATATTATACTAAAATTAAGCGGTATGTGTAAAGTACATTAGTTCGCTTGGTCTTAATGAGTAAACACCTGACACTTGAGCCATTGCCACAGCTTTATAATCAAAGTTATTTTCTGTTCCGTATCCGAAAGAAGTGTACGGTATAGGCATTTCACAGATTAAAGAATCTGGGCTGTTGTTGTACAATACATATCTATTTTTACTAGCTAAGTCTTGTGCTTTGTTAGCATAAAATAATTGCTTAACTGTAACTTGCGAGCCAAAAGCAGCGGTAAACATTTGTTGTAAAATATCTAGCCTAGTGACATTGTTGTTAAAAGAGCCAGTACTAGTTGCTAACTTAGCAGCATCAGCAGTAGGTATTACTAGTGTAGTTGGTGCAGCTGTATTGTTAGTGTTAGCTCTGTATGCCTCAATCATGCCTTTTACAACAGTTTTAAAGTCATCATCGCCTAAATCACCTATAAAACCACTTAATGTAGTAGTGTCTTCAGTAATAGAAGTAGATAAGCCTTCACCACCTTTGGTTAAGTTTAAAAGACCTCTAGCACTTCTAGCTTCATCTGCTCCATTAATGGCAGCAGTTTCACCTTTCAGTAATGCTTCTTGTAAAGCTAAATCAAAGGCTTTTTTGCTAGCTAATTCTTTCTCTCTAATCAAGTCTACGCTAGAGCCATAACCTAATGCAGCAGCTTGTTTAACATCGTAAAGGTTGTAGCCTAAAGACTCAGTGTAAGGGTATAAGTGCATAGTCATTTGTGCATCTTCATAGGTAGCACTTACTTTACTTTCTACACCACGTCTAGCAAATAAAGAATTATTGCCCTTTTCTTGGTTAAACTTTCTAATAACTACATCTAAGTATGCACCAAACCCATAATTCATAGGGATAAATTCAGCAGGGTTTACAGTGTAGTACTTAGTTTGTATAACTTCTTGCCTAATAGCTGTTAAGTTGTCAAACTCAAAGTTGCTAGCATTAGCTACCATGCTGTTGGTTGCCATGCCTTGTAGCTTCTTCTCAATCGCTCCAGTAGTTGATACTACGTTAGAAGCACCACCACTATTAACAATGGCAGATAAATTTCTTAATTCCATAATCTATAACCTCTTTAAATTATTGTTTAATTTGTACTAAAATTAGGTCGCCATCTGCACTAGCAGCAGTTAAAGCTATACCACAAACAGCGTTTGTAAGTGCGTTTGTAATAACTTTTTGATTAGCAGCAACTTCTAGCTCTGCACCTGCATCTATAGCTGCACCAGCTTCCATAGTCATAAATACGTTGTCCATGTGTACAACTTGTGGCTCACCAGCTCCAAATCCTTTAGTTGGATTGTAAGCTACAAAGCCTATACCTTTAGTAGTGCCAGAAGCTTCTACTAGATTACCAGCAGCGTTTAATGCTACATATTGTCCAGCTGCCAAGTCACCAGTTACAGTAGAATCTACTTGGAAAGATTGTTTTAAGTCGCTACCGCCAACGACAATACCTTTTTGATTTTCAACGGTAAGTAAGTTTGTTGCCATAATTAGTAATTGTTTGGATTAGAGTTAAATATTACATTAGCAGGTTGTACATTGGCTGCACGTCCTTCTAATTCTTGAGAAGTTAAAGAGTTTTTAGCCATATCCTCTTTTTTGTCTTCTTTATCTTCTTTATCTTCGCTATTTTTAGCATAATTTTTCAAAGCATCAGCAATCATATTTTTTATTGCTTTTTCTTGCATAGAGTTAAAAGCAGGTTTGTCTTCCTCTTTCTTCTCCTCTTTTTCATCTTCAGCAACGTTTTCTGCTACTTCTTCTTTTTTATCTTCGGCAGAATTTTCCACTACTTCTGGTGTAGCTTCTTGATTTTCTACCACCTCGTCTTTTTCTTCTTTTCTAAATAAGCCCATCTCGTTTAGTTCCTCATCAGTTAAGTTATTAAGTACCACTTTAGCATCAGTATATCTTGGTTGATTGCTACTGATTGTGATATGGTTAGGTATACCATCTGTAATTACATAATTATACTCTATGGAGTTGTGAATGCCTGATTGTTGCACAGCTTCTTTCTCATAAGCACAACTTGCGTATGCTTTACCTTGCATAGCCAACTCTTTAATAGCTTTATTGTTAGTAACAATTTTAGCTGTTGCATAGCCGTTCTCTAGGTACACATCAGACACAAAACACACAGCTAAATCATTAACATTAGAAGCATCTACAATCTGGTGTTCACCTAAAATAACTGGAGTACCTTTAAATTTACTACCAATTAGCTCTACAGTTTCACTGCTTATAAAATGATTTACATTTTCATACTGAATAATACCTCTATCTAAAAAGGTAAATTTGTACTCGCTCGCTTGTATGCCGTCATCTAATAAGGCATCACCAACAAGTACTAATTGATTAAGAGCTAAATTGTTTTTATCCATAATGCATAGCGTGTACCTTGCATTTGTGCTTGTCAAGTATTTATTAGTAAAAAGCAACCATTAAAACAAATAAACTTACATTTAAACCAATAAACCCTGCAAGCCCAATAATCTTTTTGGTACTAAGTATAGAAATATCAGTAGACGACATCTCTAGCGGTGGCAGTTTAGATTTTTTTATTTGCATAAATATGATTTAAATTTCTTCAAAGACTGGTATTGCTACACACCTACATCCAAAGTCTTTGCCAGGGTTGGCTTGCCTCCCTGATTTCTCATCCACGATAGGTGGATTATCAAAATAAAACATCTGTCCGTCTAGCTTTGCATGGCTAGAACGCACAGCAATATCTTTAGAAGTTGACCATTTATAACGTTGTACGCCAATCTCTTTATATTTCTGCTCTGAGTATTCAGACTGTAATAGCCGTGTTTCTTGACTAGCTAAAAACTTAGCCTTGCTTTGTGATACCTTAAATCTTTTTTGTATGATTCTTTGTACACTGGTAGAACGTCTGCCAGCTAATACATTATCTTGTATTAATTGCCTTAGCTCTATTACTTCTTCATTGATAAACTTTTGAATCACTAGCTCAAGATTGGAGCTGTAATTAATCGCTACAGCTTCCTGCACTTGTTTAGAGATTACAGGGTCAATGCCTATTTTTAGCTGCTTGTTTACAGAACCTATTACATTATCAAAGACTTTAGAAAATAAAGGGTTGTAGTTTTCTAAGCCGTTTGTATTAATTGTTGCTAGCCGTTGTAGTGTTAACTCTGCACGTATCTTTTTGATTTCTTCACCAGCCAATATGCTATCTAGTATAGAATTATCTCCTAACTCATCAAAGATATAACCTTTGAGCCGTCTATTGTATTCTGCACCTTGCAATCTTAGAGCAGCTACTATCTTGCTGCTAAATGTTCCAGTAATTAAGCCGCTCCCTACTTCATACTGCAATACACCATCAGCAATAGATTTTTTTATTAAATCATCTATCTGATTTTCTGCTAATTCTGGTAATAGTAGAGGTTTATATAGTATCTCTTCTATACTCTCTAAAATTAGCTTTCTAAGGCTTCCTACATTGCGTATAGATACAGGCTTTAATGGTTTACCTAGTTTCACTAGTCTAATTGTAAAATATTAGCTTTGCTTAATTCACTTTTAAACTCTTCATCATCTAACACCCCTTTTGCATATAAATCAGATAAACGTGTATATGCTGATTGTTTAATTGCTTCCTCTTCTTGCTCGTTAGTTTCTGCAAGTTGTGGGAATTTAATATCAAACCATGCTGGCACAGGCAATCCTGCTTTTTCAAAGCAAGCAGTCATTGCTTGTTTAATTACAGGTTTTAAAGGATTTTGTATAGCACTTCTAATATAACTATTATAGTTGTCGTTCTCGTGTTGTTTAGTTGCCCACCCTGCTTGTTGTTCTCCGTAAAGTTTTGACATTGGCATTCTTAGAGCGGCAGCCATATCTAACCGTATTTCTCTAAGCATTTCTGCCAGCCCTGCAAAGTTTAGCTGTTTTTGTTCAAACTCATCTAATTTATCTAACATCAGAATGCTAGAATAATCTTTTATATTGTTTGTCATCTGTGCCATTTTAGCCATGTTGGCTGTGCCATCAGATGTAATCAAGCTTTCCCTAAATCCATTTAGTTTTAATATAGATATTTTAGCTTCGTCCAATATTTCATAGATTACATTCCTAGCTTTAATATGCCTGTTTAAAACTTCTAGTATCTGCTCTACAATACTTGCACCCCATCCACGTAAATATAACCAACTAGTTCTATCAAGTGTGTTTTTATTTTTAAAAGGCGTTAGTCTTTCAAAACTACACTCCCTGCTAACATCGTTAAATACATGTAACCAGAATGTTTTAAAAGTTGAATTGTACTCTAATGTTAAATCTTTGGTTATTGTATCGCCTAGTCCAATTTGTTTAGTGTTAATCCTCCAGCGGTCAACAACTAAACAGCTTAGATTGCTTTTAGGTGTGATTACAGGAGCAGTAGTTAAGTCTTGATTGCCATCCAGCAATATTAAGCCAGCACCGCCATACAGCCTTGAGTATTTAGCTAGTTTGCCAATATTATCTAATCCTATAAATTCGTTAAATACATCCATAGCTTGCTGAATATCATCCGCATCTAACTCATCAGCTATAATCTCAAACCCTTTAGATAATGCATCGTCTACAGGTAAATCTATTGCAGTCTGTATAATGTTAAAACTATTATAGTAGTTTTCTAAGTTTGGATATTCTAACGTAATCTGTGGTGGATGTGCCTCAATATTAGCATTAGCTGTCTGAAAGTTTTTGCTTGCTGCTATCTGAGTGTTCAAATCAGTTAATCTATTTTCCACTAACTTTTTAGTAGCATCTTTTTTAGTGATAATCTTTTTTGTAGTCATTATACGTACATTGACAATGGTATAGTTGTTTGCTGTCTGCCCTCGGCAATATTTACAGCGTCTATCATTGTGTCAACTATATCATCATTTGTTGGTTGTTGGAAATCTCTTTGTATAGCCGTGCATTCGTTGATTATATCGTTGCTCATTTGTTTATTGAAAGAGGGTAAACATACACGACCACTAGCAATATAATCTAGTACTCCTTGTAATCTTTCCCCTTTGTCTTTGTTACGTGGGATAGGTATAACTGGGATTCTTGAGTTTCTTTTGAGCGTTTGGATTAATCCAGTACCGCTTGCCTTGTCTTCAATATAAAAGCCACTTAATATACAGCTCTCAAAAAAGCTAGTCCATTTGTCATATACTTTTTGTGCTTGCTCTATAAGCTCTGGTGCTTCCCATTTACCACGCACCATGTCTAGCCATAGCAAGTCTGTATCTGTTACACCCCATACACTAAACACACTATAATCGTTATGCTCTTTTACTTTCATAGCTGTATCAGCAGTAACAAACAACCTTTTAATTTTAGCTGGGTATTCTTCATAGAAATTAAAATATTGGCGTTTGATTACTTTACCGCCCATGCTCATTAATTCGCCCTCCCAAATATGGAGGTAGTCCTCATACAATAGCTTTTTGCACAGCTCCATCTCTTCACGCAATGTATTGTTGAAAAATGGATTGTCTGAGTAGTTGAATTTTTTAAGAATACAGTTGGTAGGCGTATTTAATATAAATCTTTGATACGTAGCATCAGTCTCAAACCGTGGATTAAATGTTACCCATATTTCTGAGTTATCTTTTCTGATTGTCGGAATAAGTAAGTCCCAAGATTCCTTAGTAATGTTTGCAGCCTCTTCACACCACACAATATCTACACCTTCCATGCTTTTTATTTCTGTAGGATTATTGCGTAAACCTGCAAATATAAACTCGCTACCATTTACACAGCGTATAGTTGTTGTTTGTACTTCGAATAAATGCTCTAAATTATGCTCTGAAATAATATCAGCTAATAACTTTAGTACTGAATCCTTAATAGATTTTTGTAGCTCACGTGTACACAGTATGCGTAATTGCTTTTGTGTAGCAATAACAATTAAAGCTCTTGCTACTTGGTGGCTTTTGCCAGAACCACGCCCACCATATAAAACTTTGTACCTACAGGGCGTGTCTATTAAAAACTGATAGTCTTCTATAAAATCCATATTGCAACAATTACAAAAAAGCTATTTTGTACACCACTGGGAGCATTTAAACTAAAGTATTGATATACTTAGCTTTCTTTATCATCTGTTTTTGTAACATCTTTAGATTTTACCATGTTAAGAGTTAATACAGAACCTTGCTCATGCGTATTATGCTGTTGTATCTCCTGCTTAGGTTTGCCATACACTCTATCTTTAACAGCATTGTATGCTTGTGTATCTTTTGATTCTATCGCTTTATTTACCTGCATAAAATCCATAGCTGCTTCTAAACTTATATCTTTAGCATCTACTCCATAAGCTTTAGCTATTT